TCGTCAAGGAGGTGATCTGCCAGCACACAGCGGTGCTCTGGCTCAACCACGACGGCACCGGCGGCGGTGAAGCGGCCGGCGCCAAGGCATGGAAAGAGATTCCCTCCATCGTTCACGGCATCCAGCCGGTCATGGAAGGTGGCGACGATGAAGGCTTCGAAGGACCGCCGGATAAGTCAGCCGGCAAGAAGCGCATCAGCACCTGGCGCCGCACCTGGATCGTGCGCAAGTGCCGGCAGGGAACAGCTCGGGAGTTCAACTACCAGATCGACGAAGACACCGGCCGGCTCGCCGTCACCGCCATGACCGAGGTGATCCGTGACGTGCGCCATGGCGTCAGGACGCTGCTCTGGGAGGCGTTGCAGTCCGGCAAACCATCGCTGCATCGGCGCGAGATCATCGCCCAGCTCGGCAAAGCCAAGGGCTACAGCAGCGGTTCGGTTGCCAACAGCCTCACCCGGGCCAGCGGCGGCCGGCGGCCCATGGTCGCCAGGGTTGCCTCAATGCCTGGCCACTGGAAGCTCACCCCAGTCGCTCGGGAATGGCTCGAGCGGAACGGCGATCAGCCCATGCCGCCGTGATCCCCCTTAATAGCGTCCGTTCCAATGTGACTCTATGTCCTAAAAACCCTGTCATAGAGAGAGTTTTAAGCAGATCACCAGGCAGTCATCATGTGACTCCGCTAGTCCAATTAAGGAATTGGCACACCGTAATCACTTGATGACTCCCTGGTGACAAGGCCAAACCCCAGTCAGGCTCAGGAGTCTGAGCCAGTGGAGTCACAAGTGCGCATCCACTTCGCGCGCGCGACCGTCACCACCCCCACCCATCCATGCCCACCCCCACCCACTGGCTGCCGCCGATCGATGGCCTGCACCGCCGCGATCCTGAACACCGCTACTGGCTAGGCCAGCTGGAGTTCCCCATCAGCGTCACCGGCGTCATCGGCTGCCTCAAGTCCGACTTCGCCATGCAGCGGATCATGGCCACACGCTCCACCTGGGAACCCAGAGGCAACAACTGCCACCGCGCCCTTGAGCTCATGCTCGGCACCACCGCCGGCTCACCCTGGGACATCGAACAGATCCGCCATGCCATCGCTGAGCTCGGCGCCCTGGCGGTTGGTGATCACAGCACCTGGATCCAGCCGCTCCTCGAGCACGACCGCTGGCACCAGCTGCAGGTGATCGCCAGCGAACGCCCCACCTGCTGCATCCGCCGCAAAGTCGCCGGCACCTATGACGCTGCCTACATCGACGAAGACGGCCGGCGCATCCTGGCCGACCTGAAAAGCCTGGGCGAAAACGGCGCCACCTACAGCACCGCAGCACAGCTGGGTGGATACATGGCGCTGGAGGCCACGCACGGCCATCACTACGACGCAGGGCAGACCATCTGGTGTCGCCCTGGCTCGACCACCTTCAGCCCCCTTTACAGCCGCTCTGAGTGCCTGCTGGCGTGGGCTGGCGCCTGGGCCACCTACAAGGCTCGGAATGCTGATCCGCCGCCGTTCTGATGATTGCGGTCGCCATACCGACCGGATAAGGTGCTCCTGTTCCTTCACCCCACCCCATGACCCTCGCGCCCACTCAGCCTTCTCAGCTCGATCCCGCCACCCTCTCAGAAGAAGACCTCCTGCTCCACCTCGAAGACCTAAAAGCAGCGCTCACCAAGCTCAAAGACACCGAAGACCTCCTGCTCGATGAGCTCTCCAAGCGCATGGAGGCCGGCGACATCGATCCCGCCTTCTCCCACAACGACTGGGCCTTCTCCTGGTCCGCAGGCCGCACCTCCTTCTCCTACCCCGATCACGTTCAGGCACTGGAAGCGCAGACCAAAGCAGCCAAGAAGGCCGCCGAAGCTGATGGCACCGCCACCCGCTCCCTGGGCCGTCCCTTCTGGACCATCCGCGCACCCAAGCCATGAGCGACACCCTCGAGCGCATCCGCCGCCAGCTGGATCTCGTCATCGAAGAAGCCGCTGTTGCCATCGAAGCCGATCGCGCCCTGGCCGCTCACGCCATTGAGCTGGCCACCAGCACCCTGCCAACAGCGCAGGCCTATGAAGCCGGCCGGCGTGATGAACGCATTCGCATCCTCTCCCTGATCGAGGAGCAGCTCAGCAGCCTGTCCAAAGCAGGCATCAATGCAATCAGCCTGGCAACCCTGAGCCGCACCATCACCGCCGAATGAATCCACAGAAGGCCAAGGGCAGCGCCTTCGAGCGCCTTGTCTGCTCCTACCTGGCGGAAGCGGTCGCGTGCGAACGCATCCCCGCCGGCGCAACCCTTGACCGCGGCGACCTCTGGACACCACAGGCCGCCATCCAATGCAAGAACCACCGCGCCCTATCGCTCGGCGCCTGGCTGGATCAAACCCACCACCAGCAGCGCAACGCCGACAAGCCCTACGGCTTCCTCGTCGTCAAGCGCAAAGGCACCACCGACCCCGGTGAGCAGTTCGCTATCTGCTCGACATCACAACTCCGATCTCTACTCCATCAGCTCCAATGAAGACCACCATCCTGCTGGCCATCGTCCTGGCTGCTTTCGTCTACTCCGGTCATAGCGAAACCACCGCCAGCCGCTGCATCGGCCCCACCCCTGATGCCTGCCAGCGCTTCTAAAAAAAGACCCCCTCCCCCCTCATGCAGTTCACCCTGCAGCACTACTGGGTAACGATCGAGATCGAACGCGGCCGCACTGCTGATCGCCGCATCACCGCTCGCTCCCCATGGGCTGCACGCTGGCTCTACACACAGCTCCACCCTGCTGAGACTGTGCTCATGGTTCGGCAGGTGAAGTGATGGCCAGGGTATCCGTCACCCTCCAGGGCATTGATGAGCTCAAGAAGCTCCAGGCCTTCCTATCCCCTGACACCTTCAGCAAAGCCCAGAAGGGTGGCATCCTCTATGCCGCCAAGGCTGTACCCCCAGCAGTCGCCAAAGGCATCACCTCCGCCTACAACTTCACCAGCGCCCGGGTCAAGAAAGACATCACCGGCGTCAGGCTTTCCCCTGATGGCGACACCGCCACCATCGGCTTCTCCCGCCGCCCCCCAACACTCACCCAGGTCAAGCCCAATCCAGGCAAACGTGGCAAGCAACCTGGCCTCGGACGTGGCAAAGGCTGGGGACCAGCCAAGGGTGGCCGGCCTCTCACTGCCACTGTGATCAAGGCAGATGGTCGTCAGACCTACACCGGTGCGTTCATCGCCACAGGCAACAGCGGCAACCAGGTGGTGCTGCGCCGCGACAGCAAGGGCAATCTCTACAGCGTCTATGCACCATCAATCGGTGCGATCTATCTAGGAGGCTCACGCGTCGGTCAGGCGTTGCGTGCTGATGTGGCTGCGCGCATCCAAGAACAGTTCACCAAAGGATTCGAGCGCGCACTCGGCCAAGCGGCTCGAGGGTTTGGCTGATCGCATCCTTGAGCGCGCTGGCGACCAAGCTGCCCGAGGGTTTGGCTGATCGCGGCTTCGAGCGCGCCCGCGGCGCGCGGCTCGAGGCGTTGGCCGCCAACATTTTTCGGGTCCTTCCACCCCGGTGTTAGTGCGGGTCCAACGCGACCCACTTTTTTGCTTGAGAACGCTTCGCAACAAGGCGACCTCATGGGGCTGGAGCGCGCACGAACCCCTGCGCTGTCACAGGCACCTTGTCACATGTTCCATAGCCTGCGACAAGGTGTGACAAGCCGGCCTTAGTGCTGATCAGCATTCCAGAAGCAGCGGCGCTGCTGGGCCTCAAGAGCAGAGGCAGCATCTACCGGAAGATTCGCAAGGGTGAGCTGGATACAACGCCGGGGCCTGATGGCAATCCGCTGATTGAGCGCGATCGATTGGAGCAGCGATGGGCTGCCATCACCAGGACGCGGACCGATTCACCGCAGCCATTGCGGCCGGCGGCCGAACGCACCAAGCCAGCCAAGGCGAAGGCTGCGAAGCAAGCGCCACCGGCGCAACCTCGTGAGCTGCCTGTTGATCTGCCGGCCTACAACGACAGCCGCGCGCGGACTGAGTACGAGAAGGCCAACCTGCTGGAGCTGGACCGCAAGACGAAGGAAGGTTTGCTGCTGCGGCGTGAGGATGTAGAGCTGGCGTGGGGGCAAGCGGTGAACATCACCCGCACCAGGTTGTTGGGTGTACCGAGCACAGCGAAGCAGCGGATCCCGCACCTTGAGATTGAGGAAGTGGAGCTGCTGACCACGCTGATCCGCGAGGCGTTGGATGAGCTGGCGGCTGGTGAGGTGAAGGGATGATCACCGCCGACGTGTCGGAACTGACGAGGCAGATCCTGGCTGGGTTCAAGCCACCGCCGCGGCTGCGGTTGAGCGAGTATGCCGACGAGTATGCGGTGATGACCGGCAACGCTGCTGAGAAGGGCAGGTGGAGCACGCTGCCGTATCAGCGCGAGATCCTCGATGCGTTCACTGATCCGGCTGTGGAGACAGTGGCGATCATGAAGTCTGCTCGGGTGGGGTGGACCAAGATGCTGGGCGTTGTGATCCAGCTGTTCAGCCACCAGGACCCATGCCCGGTGATGATCGTGCAGCCGGTGAAGGAAGACGCCGAGGGCTATAGCAAGGAGGAAGTGAAGCCGCTGTTTGAAGACACGCCGGTGCTGCGTGGGTTGATCTCAGAAAGCAAGGCACGCAACACCGCGAGCAACACAATCCTGCTGAAGCAGCTGAGCAATGGCGGGCTTATCGACATCGTGAATGCTGCCAGCGGCCGCAGCTTCAGGCGCAAGTCCAGGAAGGTGGTGCTGTTCGATGAGGTGGACGCCTACCCCAAGCTGGACGAGGGCGACCCGATCAAGCTGGGCCGCAACCGGGCGGACTACTACTGGGACCGCAAGATCGGGTTAGGTGGCACGCCGATCTTCAAGGGTGGCAAGACCGAGGAGTGGTTTCTGCGTGGTGACCAGCGGCGGTTCTATGTGCCGTGTCCGTTCTGCCAGGCGATGCAGGTGCTGCGGTGGGAGCAGATGCAGAAGGAAGGCAGCGCGGCTGGGACCTATCAGTGCGCAAACTGCATGGAGCTGATACCGCACAGCAAGAAGCGGTGGATGGTGGAGCGCGGCGAGTGGCGTGCAACGGCGATCAGCCAGCAGCCGGGGCTGGCCAGCTTCCACATCTGGGCGGCCTACAGCTACAGCCCAGCAGCTGATTGGAGCGTGCTGGTGCGTGAGCACGCAGAAGCGCTCGAGGCAATGCGCAAGGGTGACCCGGATGCAATGCAGACGTTCCACAACACGGTGCTGGGTGAACCGTGGGAAGACAGCATCAGCGGCAAGCTCACCGGCGATGGCTTGGCCGAGCGCCGCAAAAACGAAGCAGCCGGCAACGGCTACCTGGAAGACTCAGTGCCTGATGGCGTGCTGCTGATCACCGCCGGCGTTGACGTGCAGGGCGGCGGCGGCACCAGCGGTGAGCGGTTGGTGCTGACGGTCTGGGGCTGGGGCCGCGGTGAGGAAGGCTGGCACCTGGGGCACTGGGAGATCGACGGCGACCCGCAGCAACCGGAGACGCTGGCGCAGTTGGATCAGATCGCCAAGACCAAATGGCGCAAGGCCGATGGCACCGAGCTCAAGCTGACCATGGGCGGCATTGACGATGGCGGCTATGCCACGCATGAAGTGCGTGATTGGTGCCGCAACCGCACATCCAGCTGGGTGCCGATGAA